GGAGGTGCGCGACGACCACGCGCGTCGGACCATTCTTTCAGGACCGACCATGCCTGTTCTATAGCAGTCATGCTTTCAACACCTCAATGAGTTTTTGCCCTGTCGGGCTTGTAGTGCGCATCTGCAATTTACCCCTCTCTATGATTGGCTGAAGTTTGGTTGGGTCAGTAAGAACCTGTCCTGTTTCATGGTCAATGACACCACGTTCGTCTGCTGTATAGCCAAATTGCGTAGCACAGGCGTTCAACACTTTGATGCCTTCAGGTGTGAGACCCAATTCGGCTTCACGTAATTGCATAATAGCCTCAAGGTCTTCTTGCGCTATTCCCACGGTGTGACCACCTCAACATAGCGCGGCAGCGTCTCGGCTACTTGCGCTTTGAGTAACTGATACTTGCTGCCCAAATCAATGTTCTGTGTGCCTTCAGGGAACAGAACGCTGCGGTCATCGGAAAGCAACAAGTCCATTGCAACCAACTTGGTGCAAATGTCCTCAATGGCCTTCTCGACATATCGCTCGCCATAGATGTAAGCGACCTTAATCGCGTTCCATTGGAAATAGGGGTATGTGTTGTTGAAGTAAATCACGCCCAACTCATAATCACACCACCAATCGCGCAGACGCGCTTCGTCTCCGGTAGTGGTGCCGACATAGTCAATCAGCATACGATGCTGACCTACGGTTGTGCCTTTGACGCGCTCACCTGCTACACCTCCGATACTCGCGATGAAGCCAGCAGGTGCCAAATCCACTACGCCTGTGAGAGTAGTGGTGGTCTTGCCGGTATAGCGCGCGGCTGTCATTGACGCGCCGCTGCCTGAATAGATGATGCCGTAGTTGGCAAGGGAACCTGTGTCCGCAAGTGTGAGTGTTGTGCCGAGCATACGCGCACAATACAACTGTTCGTCGTTCTCAAGTGCAACTTCCGTGCCTGTCAATGGGCCTACCGCACTGAAAGTGACCCCCAAAGCAATGACTGCTGACACAACACCGACGCGTGTCCCAGCGGCGTTGTAGACTTCGTCACCTACTGTGAAAACCGATGTTGCGTCTACGCCATCAACCACTACCGGGACCGTTGTCCCTACAGGATAACCTGCTGGTGGTCCGCTATTGTTCACCAATACACCGCTCGGTTGCGCGGGTGTCGTAGCAGTAAGTGATGTGCAACCACTGATTGCGATACCGTTCTCGTTGGTTGTCGCAAGGGTCGCGTTCTCACCACCGTCACCGCGTCGCATTGAAGTGACCTTCATTTTGCCACCACCATAGTCAGCGTTGGCCGATGAAAGGAATTCGTTGTGGACATACGCGGTCTGTAGTCCGCTCGATGTCGCATTGGTCTCAAGTGTGAAAGTTGGGGAGAAGGGGACGCCTGTCTTGTTTCTACGGCCGTCTTTGTTGATGAGGTCTGATAGGTTGCTCGCGGTCGATTCATTATCGAAATCCGCGCGCCATTCGCCTTTGGCTGTGCCAACGCGCAATGACGCTACGCCACCATCTCCGGGGCATAGATAGAGATAGTCGGACGTGTCCAATAGGCTGTTGTCAAGGATTTCCAATTTGCATTCTGCTGAAGCAATTTCACGGTATTCTTGACCTTGCCAAATTTCCAGCCGGATAACCTGCTGCACGTTACGGAAAAGGAGAGGGGTAGTGCCGACGTAGTCGGTGTAGTATCGACGCCTGTATGGCTTGTATGTGTCGAAATTTTTGAATTCCGCAGTCTGTAGCATAGGTCGCCACGCGTTATTCGTAAGGTTGTCAATCTTGTCTTGCGCGCGTCGAATCAAATGCTGCACTGCGGACTTGGTGACACCGCGCCGTTTGCCATTCGTAAACGCATTGAGGTTCTGAACAGTCGCGTTATCTGCTGTATTGTGTGTGCCTGTGAGCGTGTAGTTATCAACACCTACAACACCGGTCGCGCTATCCACAAGATTGAGTCGCGCGTTGCCACCTGATAGCACAATGCTACCAATCCACGCGGTCTCCGAGAGAGACGCGTCGCCTAAGATTTCAACTTCGTCGCCCACTTCGTAACCGGTATGACGTAAATCAGACGGCGCGATTTTAACCCATGTGTCACCAGCCGTCCCATTTGTTGCGAGATAATCAGCATCAGGGTATTGAATCTGAAGCAGGTCTGCGACCTTCTGCGGTGTTGTATAGACTGTCGCGTCAGGGTCGAGAGGTTGTGGGGGACGCTCGCCGGGCTGGAACACTACAGGCATTAACAGTCATCCCCCGGAGGTAGCCCTGCCACACGTCTCATTGCGGCATAATGTTCGTCTAAGCATCCTTGACATAATCGCATACGACCAAGCCCCGTCCCGTCAACACCTGCGGCCGGTTCATTGCAGCCTTGTTCTTCACATAAATCCATACGGGATGTCTGCGCAGGTGTGGAACGCGCGCGCAAAGGATTGAAGTTGCCTTCTGCGTCGAACAAATCGTCAGGATTCGTCTTGAGCAAACGCCATGCTAAGTCCATAGGGTTCATTGCGCATCCCTCACTTTACCGAGGTTGTAGTGCATGGGTTTCCCGCAGGCACCACACTTTTCCAACCAACAGAAGTGAAGCATACCGCAATGCTGACAGCGCGTTCCGCTGCCAATGTCAAGAACGTCGCGCATATTGCGCGTGCGAGTATTTTGCTTCTGCGCAACACCCGCAAGGGGATTCTCGGATTCAGTGACGCTGCCAGCCCCAAGAGACTCGCCTTTGCGCCACCCTGCCTTCTCCATGCGATGAAGGTCGTCGAGTGTGTATGCCGACATGTGGTCCCTCCATCAGACTTGATAGAGGATAGTCACAACCATTTCACCGCGAACGACAGTAGTCTCCATGTGCTTGACATTGGTCTCGTCAAGTCCGGGTGTGTGAGCGGCCATCTGTGTAGATAGTTGGGCAGTCATACCTGTGCCACCGGTGGTGTCAATCACTGATGACGGGCTGAATCGAAATACAGCCGCCATTAAAGCCATCGTAAATCACCTTCTTGTTCTTGCTCAACGCTTGCCAATTGCAATCCATGTTCCGGTCTGCGCACCTGCTGCGCTTGTGATACCCACAGTGAGCGAGTTGTTGCTCACACGGGGTTCGTTTGCGGCTGATGGCACTGCGCCATCACAGGTTGCTTCCATACTCACGATGCTGGAAAACTGACCTGATAGGTCGAGTGTTCCGCCACCTGCGGTGTATGTTCCGGTTACTACATGGAAATTGCCAAAGACACTTGTGCGCTCATCTGCTACCATAGGCATTAGTCAATCACCTCTTCCTGTTGTTCTTCATTGTCGTTGCTGTCCACTGCGACCATGTCCTCGTCCACCACGGGCGCGCTCATAGAGTCTTCGGTCAAATCGTCGGATTCTTCCTCGGATTCAACTTCTTCTTCCATGCCGAGCGCACCGCGCACTGTAGCGAGCAGTTGTGGCTTTGTCAGCCCTGCGCGTGCGCGAATATCGTGCAGTGTCAGCCAATCATATATTTGTGCGCGAGTCCAACCATCGTCGGGGTTATCACCGTCAAGTGCAACACCTTCGGCTTCGTCACCGACGACCTCAAAGTCGGGGTCGTCGGTGACTCGGCGTCGGTTGGCTTCAAGCCATTCTTGTGTCACTTCGACGGTGCCATGTCGGTCAAAGGTCCCGAAGGGTGTTCTCTTCGTGGGCCAGCGACCGCGATATGTCACCTGCGGCACGCTACTCACCTCATAGGTAGAGGACGAGCATTTGTCCAGCCACGTCGGTTTCGCCACCTTGCACGTTTAGTGTGATGGTCAGTGCCGCCCACGATGTGTTGAACGTGTGGTTGTTAGACGCGTGCGTCTCCGCAAGTGGTGCGGCTGCGTTCTCGTTGATGAAAACGCCCAAGATGGACTCAATCCCACCAGCGAGGATGCAGGTTTCATTGTCTGCGCCTCCGGTGAAGTTGATAATAGCCATCTTAGGTCCACTTGTGTAGCCGTTTGTCCCATCGGTCTGACGGGGTTCAAAGCCTGTCAATGTTCCGGGGTAGGTTGAGCCACCACCGAGCCATGTTTCGCTGTCTTGTGTGCCTGCTCGCAACTCAAAGTTTGCTGCGAGAGTTGTCGTCATTGTGCCTGTTAGTGTCAATTCTGATGCCATATTTTTCGCCTCCTGTTATTCTCCTGAAGACCTCACGAGAGGTCACGAATGCTCCCTTGTGCGCCAAAGAAAGAACACCACAATTCACCCATTGTTCGATACAAGCCCTCTTGTCCGAGGCGGTTGATTGCGAACGGGTCACCGGTCTCAATTCCACTCTCAAAGTATTGGGTCGGAATCGCTGTTTGGAACCATAGATAGTCAGTGTCGAGATAGTAGATACGACTGCTGCCGTCTGCTGCCACGTCCTTGCTTGGAATGATTGGGACACCGTTGTAGGTTGCCACAATGAATCCAGCCTCCATACCCGGAACACCCTTTACGCCACTGTATGATGGTGTGACGCGCTTGGTCTCCATGAATCGCTGTTGGCTTTGCAAGAGTTGCTGAATGTTCATCAGCGTATCATAGCCTGTCAGAATGACCTTCGGGTTACCACCACGAGTCCATACTTGCTGGAAGATGGTATCAAGGAAGTCAAGGCTCAAGGCACGGTTAGTGCTTGTTGCGTTGACGCTCACTTCTGCACCGTGCCATGCGTTGCCAGCACCGCCTGCGCGAGTGATGGAATACATGTCGTGGTCAGTCATTGCGTCGACGTGTGTTGTGACGTTGGTCATTGTGTCCGGGTCAGAAGTGACTCGGTCAAGCGACTCAAAGTCGTTACCGGAAGGTCCATCGACATCGGCCGTCATCATTTGGTTGATATGGTCAGCGTGGTGCTTACCCATTTCTTCCTTGAGGACTTGGCGCACGTCGCCCATTCCGTCATCCTTGTCGGATAGGAACATTGCAACTTCCGAGAGGTCGAAGGTGTGCGCGACCGTCTTGGGCTTTGCTGCAACGTGTAGGAAATCAGGCTTGGTGGTCTCCGGTAGGGTTGCGTTTTCAGCAACACCGCCGCCCTTAGTGAAGGACGCCTTACCGGTGATGATTCGCCAACCCGACTTCTCCCACGGCTTCTTGGGAAGAATACTGAACGCGTTAAATTCTTGGTTCAGTTGTGACCAAACCTTGCGACCGTAAATCGCTTGGTAGGTTCCCGCCGTTGTAGATAGTAACGGTGCGTCTGCTTTCAGGATGTCACCACTGCTGTAGGTGTAGCCGGTTAGGGCATTTCCACCGTAGTAGTAGCGTTCCATGTCTTGTATTGTTCGGACGTAGTCTCGTGCCATGTTCACTCACCCCCTCGTAGTGCGCCTGCTGCAAGTCGGTGGACTTCATCCCACGACATATCAGCGAGGTCGTTGCTTGAAGGAACCTCAACGAGTGTTCGGCTTCCACCGGCACTCTTGGTGATTGTCTCTCCGCTACCGGAGGACAGGTTGTCAATGCGGTCATTGAGCGCGATAACAGCCTTCTGCAAATCCATAAGTGGTTCGCGACTGTCGAATCCAGCGCGTGCCTCTTCATTGTGCTTGTGCATCATTTCACCCTCAAATCGGTGTGCAAAGTTGGAACCCAACTCGGCCTTGAATTCTTCTTCAAGTCGAGCCTGCTTGTAAACTTCGTATGCCGCTTCAGCCTGTGCTGCTGTGACATTCTCTTTGATGACAAACTTGTTGCCGGTAGGTGCTGGGTCTGCGCTTGCGCGAATGGCATACTTGTTGCCGCTTCCGCCGCTACCCATGTCCATCTTAGGTCGCTTGGAGGATTCACCCTCACCTGCGCCTTCGATGCTACCCTGTCCGCGATGGTCAAAACCATGCTGGCCCGGACCATATCCCTTGCTCACACCGTCAAAGTGTGCGCGTGCGGCTCGGGTGTCAACGCCCGCTGACTTCAGCGTGCTTTCCATCCAATTGAGGTAGTCAGTGGTGATGATGTCATCGAATCCCTTTTCAACGTCG